CCCAAAGCAGTAGTAGTATTAGTACCACTCTGTTGAACAACTTGATTAACACTAATAGGAGTGTGATTATAAGCTAACAATTCTGGACGTTGTTGTCTAGCATCAGGCGAAGTAACACCGAAATGAGATTTAAGAATTTCTACATAACGAGTACCACCACGGGCGTCAAGTTCGTACAACTGTTGAGTAGCAAAAGCTAACCGCAACTGATTAATAGTAGCTACAGAAGTCTCCTTTAAGTTTACAAACAAGTTAGACGGATAAATCTTATCTGCAGAATCTGAGCCACCACTAGCGGTATGAGTACCATTAAGGAAAGCATCTTTACTATTTCCATGATAATAACTGTTTAAATACAACTGATGTGTACCTTGTGCAAAATCTGTACCATTTAGATAATTAAAAGCAATACCGTCGCTTTGTGACGGGTCAAAACCATAATCTTTAACCCATTGGTCTTTAACGGGAGTAACAGGGAATAAACCGTCTTGAGCAAGAGGAATAGAAACCTCTGGACCTTTCTGCGGACTTGGTAAAGCACTTGTAAAATAATCATGGTACTTGTTAGCTTTAAGCAACTTACCACCATTAGAAGAATTAGCTTTATCAAACGCAACTGTAGCATCTGTTAAAGGTACTAAAACAGGGTCTTGTAAGTTTTGGTCACGGAACCACTCATTCCAAATAAGATTGTAAGCACGAATAGGAAGAGCATTAATCTGTAAAGAAATATTTGCATTAGAACTAACATTATTTGTTGGAATACCCATATAATCCAAAATAGAACCTTTTAAATCGTCATTCCCTTTTATCGTAATTTGAGGAATAGTATACGTTGTTTGTGGATACCAAGCATTTTTAGAATTCTCACCGTTAAATTCTTTCCAATGTTCCCATGTAAGACGGTTAGGAACAAAGAAGTAATACGTATCTAAATACATATCGTCCATTAATGGAGTAATTAAAGTTTGCAAACGTGCAAGTACATTTGTTTCTAAATTAAAAGTATCACCCGGCAAGACTTCCATAACATCAAACGGAACTAAATCACCAGCATTAAATGTTGTTTTAATAGTATGCGACATATCAAATTTAGAACGTTGTATACCGCGAATATTTGTAGGGTTAACCGCAAAACGACTATTACTGTCAATTAAACTCATTATTCTTTACCACCTTTCTTATTTGCATCTTTTTTTGGTTCCTGAGGCTCAATTTTAACTTTTGGGGGTTCATCTACCTTTGGGTCAGTTTGAGCTTGTGGGGTAGCATATTTAGCCAAAATATCATTAAATGCTTGTGTACCGAACTGCGATACAAAGTTTTTAACAGAATAATTAAACTCCTTACGAATTTCTTCGGGAAGTCCATTAAACATATTTTCACCCTTTTGTACAAGATTAAACATACCACCAAGAGTAGTAGGCATAGTTGCATAATCTACAATACCACTATTAACTAAGTCATCGGCACTGAAAGAACTAACCATGCTGTTGAGAGCAGTAGGGTCGATATTGCGAAGCAACATAGCCAAATCACAGCCCTCACGATACGATTGTATTTCTGCATATAAATCTGTTTGTCCAGTACAAACGAGGCATTCACAACCATTATCATCAATATTAAGCATATGAGTAAGTACAATCCCTTGACCGCTAGGCATAAAAAACCGTTCACGGTTAGCAACTCTCTTTCGCCATGTCAGAATCGGCATCTTCCTCAACTCCTTTCAAACGTTCGATAGTCAGCGAATTTAAGCGACTAACAAAATCATTATAAGCAGTAAGACCATTACAAATAAAAATAGGGGACATATCTGCAACAAAACCATGTGCAACATCTAATTCACCAATTTTATAAAGTGAATAATCTTCTAATCGTCCAAATTCAGGGTGCTCGCAATAAAAACCACGACCAAAATTAAATTTAGCAACGTCTACATTTTCCTCATTGACAACAGAAATATAACCAACTTTTTCATCTTTAACCGCAAAAATCTTCATTCTAATTTTCCTCCACAATATCAATTTGTTTAGCTTTTCTACGTCTAAAATTAATAAAATTCTTAGCAAGTGTCACAATCGCAAAAATCACAATAGCAAGAATAAACACCGCTACAATGAAAATAAGAAATTGTATCATCATTACATAGAAATCACTCATAATCGAATACCTCCTCGAAATACAGGTGGATTAACATTTAACCGTTTACTATCAATAGCAGTACGTCTAAAGAATTTCTTATCCTTTTTTGGACTTCTCACGGGAACTCTTTTTTTCATAAATATCACTCCTTTACAGTTCTCGAATTAATTTTTTTACAGAGGCTAACTTAGCTACTTCCTCTCGAGATAAACGCTTATACTTATCACCAAAAAGTTGCTCTTTTACGTTATCCGAAATCTTAGCACATTCTATACGTTTGTCTAAAACTTTCTGCCATTCCTCGGGAAATTCTTCAGAAAACTTCTTATCGAAAAATGGGGGCGGTTTAAACTTCTTACCGTCTTTTAAAATAATTTCATCATTAGCGTAGATTTCATGTTTATGTTCATCATAATAAGATTGCCCGATACCGGGCTTTAAAGACATTCGAACAAACTCAGGTTCAATATTAAATTGTTCATACTCATCAGCATCTTCACCTTTACGTTTCTTCATAACATAACGAGCAGTATATGCACAAGTCTCGAAAGAAGAGGGCGAACAATTAATATAACCAAGTTTCCAACACTTATTAAGAAATTCACTTTCAAAAATATCATGACCCGTATTAGATTTCTTAAGCAACTTTAAATCATCAAGTTCCAACCCAAAAATAATAGCATGATAATGCGGTCTTAATGTATTAGAACCATATTCACCACAAGCGAAAAAACGAAGTTCTTTATCATATTCACGTTTATAATAACGCCTTAAACGTTTCATGAAATCGCCAAAATCTTTAGGTCTAAGTGTCAAAATATCCTTGACCTCGCCACTTACACTATCAGTATAACAAGAGTGAGGAACACACTCATCAGCATAAGTAAGAGTAACAAACATAGTAGCATTATGATACTGACTTTCAAGCATACAACGTAAAGCCCAGTTTCTAGAATAGTCAATACGACAGCCAACACACTTTCCACAAGGCACATCAATATAATCATTATTGTAATATCTATGTGGGTCTTCTGAAAGGTACCAGTGATTAGTAGCACTATCAAAATAAACAGACTTAACTTTATTACTAGTAATTTTATAATGCGTTTTACCATCTTTTGTTACTCCGTCTTTAAAAGCATGTAGTGGACTATAACACGTCATTAAAACTAACTAAAAAATCAGCACAGATGCAAAAGGAATCATCTATAAAGAAAATATTAGTAGGAATTCCTAACGTGTAAGCATAAGGTACATCTCTAATTAAACCTTTATAAGACTTATCACAGCCATTAGCAGAAATAGTTATTTCTTGTTCAACGTGAAACAACTTCAATAAATCGTAAACTTTCATAACATCACCTCATTTACATAATATCTATTACGCGAACAAAAGCATACAATTATAAGAGAGCTAATTATAAGCTCTCTCTAACTCTAGCATAACTTCAAAAGAAATCTCTTCATCTAATTCAGCGTATGCGCTAAAATCTCTACGATTATTAACATCACCACAGTCGGTATCTTGTCCTAAATCATAACAAACTTCTCGCCATTCTTTGTATAAAACTTCTAAATCTTTCATAATAAATCCTCCTCTGTATATACATATTATAACACAAAATACATAAAAAATAAGGTATTTGTGTGTCACCTAGCCCCATTAATAACAAGAAGATTAATGGGGCTGGTGGGGTAACTCTCGCAATACTCGAGTTAAATGCATAAAAAAACCGCACTTGTTTTCACGACGTTAGCGGTTTTCTTAGCATGTTTTAAATATTATATTTGTTACATCATTTAACTAATAAAATAAATTTAAAAAATATATTTGTTTAAATAAAAACCAATTAATTAAAAATAAAATAAATTGAATAAATAAATAAAAATAAATTTTTTTATCTAAATTATTCTTAGCTATAAATGGAGATAATATCTTATACTCCAAATACATAAAAACTAAATAAGCAATTAAAGTCATATATAATACTCCCTTCACGGGAGTATTATAACAAAACTAAATTAAACCGGCAATAATAAGCGGTGCAATAGAACCAATAATTCCAGAAATAGAATTAAATTTAGTTCCTTTATAATGCATGTCTGCACCATAACGACTAGCACTAGCAGAACTATTTGCACCATATATTTTAGCCATATAATCCAACTGAGCGTTAGCTTTAGAAACATCGGCAGAATATTTTTGAGCATGATGAGAACTATCTGCGCCATAACGAGAGGCATCAGCTTGCATCTTATAACCTTGTAACATTGCACGTGCTTGAACTTCTGCATTACGCATACTAGCGTTAGCGGCAATATTAGCAGCTTGAACTTGTGCAGCACTACTAATAGCGGCACCGGCAACGGCAGCCATACCTGAAACGGCAGAAGTATCAACATCACCTTTAGAACCTTGAGGAGAAGAACCTTGACTAGCACTAGCACCACTTGGAGTAGAGGCACTTGTACCACCGCTTGTAGCGGCTAGAATTGGATTAAGACCCGCTTTCTGCAAATCTGCAACAGAACGCTGAGCGGAAGTATTAGACATTTCTTGTTGAAAATCACGGTTTTTCTGAGCCTCTTGAGCATTGAAGTCCCGAAGTTTTTGAGCCTCGGAACTTTGGAAATTCATTTGTGTTTGAGCCTGTTGAGCAGACAGAGCATTATTCTTATCAGCCATAGACTGCATTTGATTAACTAAACCTGAAATATTCATATTAACACCTACATTCTTGTTAAACCGGGTACAGAGTACATCGGCATTGGACGAGTAGCCTCAATCTTTAAATAGATATCCATAAAAATCTGAGCGGATAAATTATCAGAAACGGCAAGAACACGATTTACAGTAGTAGAATTCTCTTGAATCCAATCACTAGAAAGTTTAGGAAGAGACTCATAATCGTCCGCGAGGTGCCAAACGTCTAAAGATTGTGGATAATCGCTACGCATTTCGGCGGAAACTCTATCGGGAACATATCTATACTCTGCCCAAGCTTCTTGATAGCCGAAAACTTCATCATTAACGTCATTCGGTTGTTTAGAGTAATCTTGATAAATTTCTTTATTTAAAATAGGTTGCTCACCGATATTTGCAAAAACAGGCCAATAATAATCGAAACGAGTTTGACGAGACCACATACGATTAATACCTTGTTGATAAGAATGTTTATAACGTACACATGCTAAACCAATAATATATCCATGTTCTGTAAAAGATTTAACAAAAGAACTATCACTATCGGCAGTAACACTCAATCCGGCAACATCACCCAAAGCAGTAGTAGTATTAGTACCACTCTGTTGAACAACTTGATTAACACTAATAGGAGTGTGATTATAAGCTAACAATTCTGGACGTTGTTGTCTAGCATCAGGCGAAGTAACACC